TTCATAATCAAATTCTTTCATTATTTAAATCCTTTAGATTTTGGTTTTGGTTTATCAATAACTTTGATAACTGGTTTGTCAGGCCATCCATAATGCCACCAGAACTCTTGGACTTCTTCCCAAGATTCAACTGTCTTAGAACTACCATTACTAAAACATATTTGGTAATGATGTCTATCGTAAGGTTTATTACATGTCTGACCAAACCAAAGTGGGTCATCTTTTTCAATTAACTTAGTCATACCCAATACGGTTTTCTGGATGGGTCACGAAGATAATTAGATGCAACCCAAGGTTTGCTCGATATATAACGTTTGTAAGCAGTAAAAGTGTCAATGCTTGTGTCAAATTTAAACTCATCTGGACCTGCGAATGCGAATGGTGTTGCCTCTTTATGGCATAGTAATGTTTTTCCTGTTCTTTCTTCAAATACTTTTTCCGCAGCATTCATTGCAGTTTGACATGAATGTACTTTATTGTATCTGTTTTCATATTCTCTGAGTAATGCGAAACCATGTTCAATTAACCAAGCAGTATTAGCAATATTTTCTCCTGCCCATACTGTGCATGGATGTCCACGGAAAGCACCNTTCTCGGTNTTGTAAGGTGTTCCGTCTTTCTTAGGTAGTAAATCATTACCCCAATTAAAATACCACTTAGAGAACACTACTGCCAACATCTGGCATGTCTCTAGTGGCATCTTTACAATATGTTTGTCAGGCAATACCATCGCTGATTGGCGAGGGCATGGATCAGTCACGAAGATGTTCATAATGTGGTGGTGTATAATGATCGTTCCAGTGTCGAATGTTACCTGCAACGATAAAACAGTTTGTAATGATGAGTTGGAGAAAGATCAGAGTTCTAATTATGGCAACTGTGTCTGCTTCTTTGTTAGACTTGCCAGATTTGTCTCCGAGTGCTTTTGCCCATACTCTCCATATCTTTCCTATTGTAGCACGGAATTTCACTTCTTGCCAGTTTCTTTCATATATTCTTCTCTACCATCTTTAGTAAAGACACCTTTCTCATAATCAAAATAAGGATGCGGTGCAGCAGAAACTACTGGATCTTTTGTTCTATTCTTAATAACAATAAATCTGTCAGCAGCAAATGTTCCTGCTAATTGTACCTCAATCTCATCAGTATCTTTCCAATTGACAGTGCCATCCTTCTTGGTGTGTAACATTGCCTCTTGAATCTTGTCAATAAGTTCTTGTGTGAGTTTCATTATTCGTATATTCCGTATGGTGTTAAATCGTACTTGACTTTAGCAATACCTTCATGTTTTTCTTTGGTAGGTTGCCCTATCTTCTCCAAGATAATAGCAGGTATTTTCTTTTTAGTTATATCATAAGGTATGGGTGCATTAGATACGCATACTCTAACACATTCCCATTCTTCCTCAGTAAGAGAATAATTCACTTTTTGAACACTCCAAATTTTGTTAGAAGATAAACTGTTAATACAGTCCAGAATAAAATTTCAAGTCCGTAGTTATTCAATTATATCCTCCAATTTAAATAATGAAATAAACTCAAGATTATTATCTTCCCACACTTTATGATTCTCTTGTCTATCTACAATTGCAACAACACGATTTACAATATAACCTGCATCACGAAGAACATTTACTGCCTTCATAGCACTACTGCCTGTTGTAGTTACATCTTCCAATACTGTAACTACAGAACCTTTAGGTGGTTTGTTTCCTTCAATTACTTCTTTTGTTCCATATCCTTTTGGATTCTTTCTCACGATCAATGCATCCACATGCCTATGACCTGAGTAGTATGCTCTTTGTGCAACACCACATACTAAAGGATCAGCACCAAGTGTAAGTCCACCAACTGCAACTGATTCATCTTCTATTTCTTTAATCATCAAATGTGATAACAAAGCATTTCCTTCGCATGATAATGTTACTGGTTTACAATTAATATAATGCTCTGATTGTTTACCAGATGACAATGTATATTCTCCATGCTTATATGCACGTTCTTTTAAAAGATGAAGGAGTGTTCTTCTATGCAATGTTTCCATAGTTATATTCCTAATAATTTTCTTTGCCTATCAAAGTAACCTCTGAGTATCCAAGAACTACTATTCTTTTTGTCATTACCTCCAATTCCAAATTGAAATTCAACTCTAGGATCCTCTCCATATTTATCCACCTCTGGAGTGTTTGTTTTTCCTCTATCACCACCATTACAGAATACAACTGTATCCGCTATCTCTAGGCATTTAGCAATCGCACCACATGCAGATCCTTGATCATCATCTGGAACTGTTATAACTGCATCAACCATTCTTAGATGACGGATTATCTCTGCACGTTCAACCCAGGATTGAAAGTATTGACCTTTTTTATTAGTCAACCATTCTTCAGTGTTGATACCTACAACTAAGAAATCAGAGAAGTCTTTTGCTCTAGCAAAGTATGATATGTGACCACTATGAATAGGATCAAATCCACCAGTNACTAGGCTTACCTTTTCGTAAAACATTATCCAAATGTTGAATCAGGTTCAAGTGCGATAAAGTATGTAAGATTATAATTTTCATTTACAAATCTAGAAAGTAGTTTTTGAGATATAACAACCTCATAAGATCCTGGAAGTATCTTAATGTTTTCTACTTTAAAGTTGAATGAGAATGTATCTACAGTTTCACCAACAATAACTGAGTATTCATTTGAAGTATCATTCTTCTTGTCATGAACCATAAGTTTTACAACACCTGCTTCACCAACTGCTGAAAAATCAGGAAGTTGATATACTGCTGCTGCTTTCAGTAATGATGTTAGATTATTAGTATCTAAAGTAAAGCATACATCTTCAGTTGGAAGAGTTAATGTTTTTTCTGGTGGAGTAACAATTACACTTGGATCTGCGAAGAAATATTTTGTTCTATGATTTTTACCATCACGAATTGTAAGATGTGATTCGTTTTCAAAATCAAGTTGTGGATCTCCGTATAAAGAAATTCCATTTAAGAATTGAACTAAATCATAGATGGCAAAATCTTGAGGTATCTCTTCGCTGATGTCTGCCTCTGCAAGAATATTTTTCATTACTGACATTGTGCGAAGAGAGTCACCTTTCTTAAAAAGAATTGACTGATTGATAGAAGCGAAGTTCTTTAAAAGGTTTACAGTTTTTTCAGATAGTTTCATAGTATGGGGACGAAGTTTCATAATTAAGGCATTTGGTCAAAGTTACCAGTAGGCATTGATGGTTCGCCATAGTGTCCATCAAAGTGTAATAATAGCATAGCATAATGTATCACTTTTAGCAAGTCTGTTTTGTTTCTACCATCTTTGCTACCATAGCGACTACCATACTTTAGAATATTTGCTTGACAGAACTGTGCTGCAATATCTCTTGCTGCCATTAAGTCAATTGTTTGTACTTTACGGAACTCATGTTTAGTTCCTGTATAGTGTCCATTATAAGTATTGGAAACATACTCTTGAATATCTTTAAGTATCTCATCTTCATGGTACTTAAATTGATGATTTGTTTTTGCCATTGTTTTTTCTGTTGTATAGTCATTGAAATGATGTGCTCTTTGATCATCCACATCTGCCATTTCAATGTCAACTAATTCTCTTTTAAGAGGATCAGTTCCACGTTCATATCTATAAACAGTTTTACCACCATCAGGTGATTCATATATCCAAGGTGTTTTTCCAGTCACTGATTCCCCCATTAAATAATCGAATGCTTCTGTAAAAGGATTTTCTGCGTCAGGATCATTACGAGTATAATCATAGTAATAATCTGAATGTGCGGGTTCTGGTTCTATTTTCATAATAGGATAGTCCTCATCAAATGTTCCGTCTAGTATAGATGCTGCTAGACTCCATGCGTTAACCATAGGTAAATAGAAAATCGTTTACAAGACTTTCTGCTTTTTCTTTTCCAAACTTACCAGACAGATATCCTGATACTGGGTCTAGTTTGGTCATGTAAGAATCAAAGTCTTTATACAAACTGGTATCTTTGCCAGTTGGTCTCTCTAATTCTAACATATTTTTATATTTTGTCAAGTAAGTTTGAAACATTTCGAGATGATCATTTACATCTTCCATCTTACACTTGACCACATATATGTTCTCTGAGAAATGATTTCCAGGTTCAAAGAAACGAATGTTTCCTTCTTGTTTTGGTAAACCCTCAACAGAGAACAAATAGTTTTCTACAGGATGTTGAAAATCAAATACTATGATGACCCGATTCTCATTAAATCCCATGAGATCCATACCAAAACAGGGAAGATTATTCCCAGTTTTAGGATAGAGAATGTTGTTGTAAATACAAGTTTTCTCATTCCAGATTTCTACCTCTCTTGATTTGATAATGTAAGGTGCTGTATAAGTCTTGGCAGTTAACCAAGTACCTTTTCTTTCCCACTCTGCCCAAACGCTCCCTACTCCGTTATGGAGAGGGAACGTTTCATGCAGTATTTTTTTGTAATTAATCCACAGATTCATCNTACATCTTATCTTCTTTTGCATTCATATCAAAGTCAGCATCTACTTTGTCATACAACTCAAAGAATGATTGCTTTGTCTCATCATCAAAACGATTGATACATACCTTCATCGCCTTTGCCTTGTCATTGAATATGCTATATGCACGAACAATATGGACAAGTCTACGAGTGCTGATGATGTCCTCGATACCACCATCATAGAATGTCTTACGAATGATGTCTGCCCAGTCTACAAGGCGATTTAAGAACTCTGTATCAGTTACACCTAGAGTAGATGCTATACGTCCTAGAATCTTCTTCTCAATGGAAGGAGCAGGGTAATCCTGTTCGTATGTTACTGGGAATCTTTCGAGGAATGCTTCATTGAGCACGTTAGTTCCAATAAATCTTCCGTCGTCTGAACCTTTACCCTTAGTATTTGCGGTTGCGAATACGTTGAATCCTGCTCTGGGTCTAACGAATCTGCCAATCTTTTTAAGGAAAACTCCATTTCCCTCAAGGACGCTCTGAAGGCAGAGGATCTTGTTAGAGGCAAGGTCGATTTCGTCAAGGAGCAAGATTGCACCTCGTTCAAGTGCTTCGATGACTGGGCCATTGTGCCATACGGTCTCACCATTAACAAGACGGAAACCGCCAATAAGATCATCTTCATCTGTTTCGATAGTAATGTT